CGTAAAATAAAAGAAGATATTCAAAAAGCATGCGATAGTACTATTGAGTATCTTGAAAATATTAAAGTACCTGTTGAGGGTGATATGATTGATCAAGTAGCAACAATATCATCAAATAACGATAAAGAGCTTGGATCTATTATAGGTGAAGCTTTTAAAAAAGTAGGTAGAAATGGTACTGTAATGATGGATGCTGATAGTAAATCAGAAAAAACAACTGTTGAAGTTGTATCAGGTTCACAAATAAATCAAGGATATGCTAATCCTAATTTTGTAACAGATGCAGCTAAGCAAACAGTAACATTAGAAAAACCTTTAGTATTATTAGTTAGCTCACCAATATCCTCAGTAAGAAAAATACAAACTGTATTAGAATATGCTGTAACAAATAATAGGTCAATACTTATTATAGGTGAACTAGAAAAGCAACCAATGGCTGCTTTAGTAATGAACAAGATAAAAGGTAATATAAAAGCTAATGTAGTTTCACCTCCTGGCTTTAACTTTTGGAAAAAAGATTTTTTAGATGATATAGCTGCTGTAACAGGAGCAACACATATAAATGAAGAATATGGTGATGATATAGATTTAATCACACCTGATATGTTAGGTCAATGTGAAACATGTGTTTCTGATAGTAGAACAACTGTTTTAAAAATATCTGAAATACCTCAGTATGCTAAAGACAGAATAGAAGATATTGAGCAACAATTAAAAGGTAATGATCCTAGTTTAAAAACTAAAAAGCTAGAAGAAAGATTAGCTATATTATCTGGTAACGTTGCAGTTATATCTGTAGGTGCAAACTCAGATGTAGAGTTAAAAGAAAAGAAAGATAGAGTTGATGATGCAATACATGCTACAAAAGCTGCGGTAAAAGAAGGTATAGTTCCAGGTGGTGGTATAGCTTTATTAAACGCTGCTAACAGTATTGACAATGATAGTGATGGAGCCAATATTTTTATTGAAGCTATAAAGCGACCATATAAAAATATACTTGAAAATGCTGGATTAGAATATGTACCACAAAAAGGTAAAGGTAAAGGTATTAATGTAGTAACTGGTGAAACAGTTGATATGATTAAAGAAGGTATTATAGATCCTTTACTAGTAACTAAAAGCGCGTTGAAAAACGCAGTATCTGTTGCTTCAACAATATTATCAACTGATTGTGTAATTAGTAATATGAGAGAGGAATGAGAGCGATAGGTAATTACTTAGTTATAGAAGAAATAAAAGAAAAAGCTACTAAAACAAAAGGTGGTTTACTTCTTACAGATAAAATAAAAGAAGACATAAGATATAGGCAAGGTATTGTAAAAAGCGTAGGAGATTTAATTCAAGGTGTTAAAACTGATGATAGAATTTATTACGATAAACACGCTGGGTTTAATATAGAAATAGATGAAGATATATTTCTTGTAATAAAACAACAGGACGTTGTTATAGTCTTGTGAGAAAATTAGAAGCTAAAGATCTTAGAAGCATAGGTTTGTTAAAGCATTATCGTATTATACGAAAATGGGCTTGTAAGACATACAATTTAAAAGATGCTGATCTAGAACTTCTAATTTACTTTGACTGTATGGAGTTGTTTACAAGAAAAGATTATATTGACGGGGTTTATACTTTTTCATGGGATAAGAATAGGTGGGAGCGTTTAAGACGTAACGACTGGATAACGGTTTGGAGACAAAGAAATAACACCACTCAAAAATATACAATATATAAAACATCGTTTAAGTGTAGTCAACTTATTAGTAGAATATACAGGATGTTATTAGGAACAGAAGATTTACCAACTAGTATTAGAAGAAATAAAATAATGGAAGGTGGATCTTACTCAGATAAAGTAATGATTAAAGCTATAAATTTAGTCAACAAAGATAAAAATAGATAATAATAAAAAAACAAATTTAAAATGGCATACGGAGATATAACGGGTGGCGTAAATAGTTATAGAACACCAGGAAAACCAGGTGTACAAACAGTTAGAAGAGCTGTACTTTTAAAAGATGGTAGCGCTATTGGTAGCGCCGCTGTTAACTATTTAAGTGACACAAAAAGCTTAGAACAATTAACTAACGTAGACAATACGACGGCAGCTAGCACCACTGCTTTGAAAGCAACTCTATACAATAGTGCTGGTCTTTATATTGGAACAGCTGGTAATATTATGGTTAACTTTGCTGGAGAAAAAAGTTTAATAGATTCTGGAACTACAACATCAGCTGAAACAAATAAGCTAGTTGATTCTGGAAAGAATTTTTTAGAACACATTCAACTTAGAGATTTTATAGTAAATACTACTGATGGTACGGTTGCTTTTGTTGCGTCTATAGCAGCTACTAAACTTACTTTAGTAGATATTGCTAATTCTAGCGCAAACATATTTGCTCTTGGTGAAAAGTATGAAATATACAGACCAATAATTTTTCAAAATGTAGCGGCTGGATCTTTTTTACCAATTGAAGTCGACAGAGTATTTGCTACAGGTACTACTGCTGATGATATAATGGCAATATACTAAGACATGCCTTTAATAGGAATAAGAGCAAACGTAGGGTATAGCGAACAGATAACTAACGCTGATACTAGAATTAATGCGTTTAACCTGCGCGCAGACTTTACTGAGCTAAAAGCTGATTCAAATCTTTTCACAGCTGACGCTAACCAAATGTAACACATAAAACATGGCAAAACAATCTATAAATATAGGTACAAGTGCTAATGACGGAACTGGCTCTACGCTGAGGGAAGCATTTGACATTTGTAACGATAACTTCACGGAAATTTACGGTGGTACAAACACAGCTTTTCAATTTAAAGCTGAGGGAACTAACTTCACAGGATCACTTCTAATCGGTCACGCAACTACTGGAACTATTTCATCTGCAGAATACAATACTGGTGTAGGTATAGGCGCATTAGACGCGTTAACTACATCAGACAATAATGTAGCTATAGGATATAATGCTGGTACGGCTATAACAACTGGTAAAGAAAACACTTTAGTAGGTAGTGGCGCTGGTGATAGTTTAACGCTTGGTGAAAAAAACGTGGCTATAGGTAAAGGTGCTTTGAGTACAGAAGATACTGGTGATGGAAATGTAGCTGTTGGTCATGGAGCTTTACAAAGCGCGAATTATGATGGTATTGCTTACAATGTAGCTGTTGGTATTGACGCTGGTGTATTAGTTTCAACAGGTATAAAAAACACAATTATTGGTGGATTAGCTGGTGACGCGTTAACAACTGGTACAAATAATGTAGCAGTAGGATACC